ACGAAGGACGGCTTTTTCAGGCTTGCTGCATACGGCCGCGATGGCAAGATAAATGCCGGCGCCACCGTCATAAGGTGGTGGGCGGTACAAGGATCGAACTTGTGACCCCTACCATGTCAAGGTCGCGTAAGATCAAGCAAAACAACACCTAACGCGATCACCGGCTATCAACCGGACCCACGCAAAATCAGGGCTTGCGCATGATGCCGGGGTCAGTACAGGGTCAGCCCCTGAGACTCCCCTGCGCTACCCTTCCGACATGACCGACGAACCACCATGGCATGTCGTTTGGGAGACGCGATTCTACGGCTGCGAGAATCGCTGGGGCGCTAGGCTGCCGTCACGCGGGAACGCCATGTTCGCCACGGTCGGCCTGAACCTGGACGGTGTGCGATACACCTGTCGCCTGTCGCCGAAAGGCACTGAGGGTACGCATACGTGGTTCTACACGCGCAGCCCTGAGAAGGCCCGACGCATGATCGAGAAGTGGGCGCGGTATCACTGGGAGAGTGTTGAGGCACCAAGAAGGCATTGGGAAGGACGGTCCGCCCTTCGCGAGTAGAATCCCGGTCATCGGCTGTCAGTCCGTGATTTTTACGGCCACCTGCTCATGCAGGCGGTTGTACCCGATGTACTCGAAACCCAGGCCAGAGTTCGCCATGAACTCCATGAACGCTTTATGTTCGCCGTCTTCCCAGCCCGGATAATTGAAATACTCATCAAACACGATGATGCAGCCAGGCCTGATCAACGGAGCAAGCGCGCTGAAAATGGTTTTCGTCGATGAATACAGGTCGCAATCTATGTGCAGGAAGCCAACGGCCTTGTGGTGGTCCGCTACAAATTGCGGCAGCGTCTGATCGAACAAGCCCTTTATCAGGCTAACGTTTGGCCTGACTTTGGGTAGCGCTTCGACCTTGAAGTGCCCCTTGCTGAAGCCGTCGCGCCAGCGCTCAGGCAGACCTTCGAACGAATCAAACCCATACACCTTGCTCTGAGTGAGCGATGCAATATGGTTGATGGTTCTGCCTGAGAAAACGCCAAACTCGCAAACCAGCAGATCGTTCGCTTGATCTACCCGCCCCATCGCCATGGTGATCAAGTCCTGGTCTGAACTTACCGAATCGACGCCGGCCATTCGCTGTTGAACATACGTGGCCGTTGATTCGGTAGCCCTGCGCTGCAACTCGCGGCCAATATCCGGGATGAAATGTGACGGCGGTCGCCTACGCAGTTCGTAACGAACTGAATATCGTATGGGCGAAGCAAGAAGGCGAAGCGCCTTGCCTAAGAGTGTCTTCACAGGTCGCCCTTGGTTCAGATCATGCGATTCGTTAAGGTATTCGCTCACCAATAAAATCGCAACCAAACACAGACCCTACTTCGGTTACAGTCGCTCGACAGATACACGCAGTCGACGCAGCCATGAGTTGGTGACTGGCGTTCCTGCCGTAACCTGAACCGCCAAGTCGAGATAGCCGCCAGCCGCAGGCACCGTGACAATCGTGTCAAGAATGGAGTCGAAGTTTTCGAAAGCGTAGCTGCCCACGAACTCGACATTGCTACGTACGGCCGTGCCGTTAAGCCGCGCTGAGAGCGTGACATTGAGTTTTGGCGTTGTGCCGCCAGACGAATCAGCAATAAGGTTCGCCTGAGCATGAAAGCGATACCTCCCTGGCGCCACGTTGACACGCGAGCTAGGCACTGTCTGTAGCGATGTGGTCATGGCCACAACGTTGTATCCCGCACCAGAGTTGTCCGTGTCGAAGTAGTCATAAAATCGATCACGCGCGAAGGTGATCTGCTCCTGACCGCTGCTGACGTATCCGGTGTTATAGAACGCATACCAGGACCGTTGTACACGGTCCCAATAGAGCATGGTCATCCATATATTCGTCTGCTCCAAGCCGTTAGCCGGCATGCCGGTCGGGCTGAAATATGGATTGCCTGGATCTTTCGTCCATGGACCGCTCAACGCGGACGCATATGCATAGCCGGCGCGCGATGTATTCGGCTCAGTGCCTGCGCTCGACGGCCGCGTATTGCCAGCGTTGTAGATCATCATGTAGGACCCATCAGGCCGCTGGTACACCTGCGAGTTGCCCAGCCAGCCATAGTCCCAATCGCCCGAGCTGGTACTAGGCAAGAGAACGTCCGCATAGCTTTTCGTAAAGGGGCCGTCAGGATCTGCCGATGCAGCAGATAGCAAACGAATGGCAAGCCCGTAGGTTGCTTGCGAAGTTGCCGGCGATCCCATATAGCGAATTACGATAGATGACCCGTCGTAGGTAGCGTTAGGAGAATCGGTATTGTACTCGTCCAGGCTGCCCGATGCGCCTTTGGCGACAACCTTGCTCCCAGCCGTCCACGTTGTTGCCGCAAGCGTCGGAGATGTGAAGTGATATATCTCCTTGTCCGTCAGAGAGCCAGTGTACTTCACGGCGTACATGTGGTAGTTACCGCCAATTAAGACAGGGGCGCCCTGCGTGTCAACAAGGATTATGGGTTTGTGGTAATTGTTGAGCGCCGTAATAACCACCTCCGACGACCAAGTACCCTCTAACGATGACGGCGATGTCTTGTAACAACAGTTCACCGCCGAGCCGACCACCGTGAAGTAGTACATGACGTACTGTGCGCCGTCCCACACGATAAACGGGTTGCCGGTGATGGTGCTTGCGCCATGCGACGCAACGGAAATACCGCTAGGCCCGAACCAGCGCGATACGGGGTCAGTGTACGGCACCGAGACAACTGACGTACCTGGGCCACTGCTGCCGAGCGCCGCGATGGCCGCAGTCGTGGTCTTCACACTAGTGGGTACGCCCCCGATTACCTGGGAGACCGCAACTACCTCGGAACCATCGAGCGGCGATGAGGCGGGCAACCCTGAGTATTTGATTGACATTTCAGTTCTCGGTGAGCAATTGGTTGAAGCCGTCTTCGGCAAATAGCTGAACGTCGTCTTCCGTCACGTACCCAACTCCGGCAACGGGCAACAGTGCGGTGTAAACGAGGGTGAATATCTCGGCATCCTCGGCGATCTCTCCGTACCCGACGCCTCGGAAATAGAGAGTCCGACCGGCAAATGTGGGGTCGATTGGAAGGAAGTAAGCCGCGTCCATCAGGGTGAATCGGTCCCCGGCGAGCGCAGGGAACGCCCCTGTGCCCCCGAGAGAGCGCGACAGATCAGTTAGCTCGTACCGCTTGTCCGGAGTGATCTCCGTGGCTGTTCCGAACTGGCCAAGCTGGGTTATGTCGTCCAAAGAAATGATGGCGAAAGCGTTTGCTGCTGCGGCAAGCTGGGCGAATGTCGCATTCTCAAGGTCGTACTTCACGACATCGATGGTCAACGGGGACCCGGTGACTGGCTCGTTGACCGCAACCGTTCCGATCGTTCCCTCCATGCCTATCTGCAACGCGTTCTGCCAGGTGGACATGCCGTCGTAGGAGACCTGGACGTTGCAGCCGCGCCAGCTCGAACGCCCGTCCGTACTGGCTGCAACTAGGTACACGCCTACGCTATCCTGCGGGCGCTGCGCCGGCAGGTTCATGGGAATAAGCGTGGTCGGCCCCGAGTACGGCGAGGACGGCGGAGTTGGGGCGTTGCCGAGAATAGCTTGCACGTTCGACGTGTACGCGCTCTGCCGATCGTAACGAGTTGTCAGCTTCACGCTATTGCTGCCGAGGATCAGCTCATCGGATACGTAGCGCTTACCTTGGAATTGCAGAGGCTCGCCGGCCGCCAAGCTCAAATAGACGTCCGAGCCAGCGAATGGCGTGGAGTATTCGAGCGTCCCCTCCAATGTGGCGTAGGCTACTTTCAGTGCTTTGTCTGCCGCCTTCGCGGCCTCTCCCGCATCAAGCACCACCGGAATCTGCAAGGACTGATCTCCGATGGCAATAACGTCGATCGCTCGGCGCTCAGAAGCCGTATCCACGACGGTGTAATTCTGCGACGGGTCCATATAGCTCGCGACCACTCGTCGGGGGAACTCAGTGCTCTGATTGCGCAAGTTGCTGACGATCGCGCCGTTATTCGAGTCATTGCCCTCGATAAGGTCCGCGCGGTCGACAGTGACCGCCGCATCCGCGCCGTAGAACTTGAAATGCAGTTGCGCGTCATACTCCGAGGCATACGCGAAATAGGTTTGCAGCAGGGGAAGCAGGCAGTCTGCGGCGTTGGACTGCCGGGCGATGGGATACCCCGCGACCGATATGGCCGAGAAGTCCGCGGCTTCGTAGTCGGCCACGTCTAGACCGCCTCGCTTGGTGATCCGCTTGGCGATATCTTCCAGGGAAACGAACCCCGGGCTATTGGGCGAATTGCCGTAAGGAGGCTGCCAGCTATTCCTATAGATTTTGCCCGTAATCGTATCGCGGTAATACCCGCCGTCAATTGACTCCAAATTAAGTCCCGTCGCGTCGCCGGTCTTAAAGGTAATGTCTGAATTGTTCGCATTGAACCCACCGAAATAAACAAAACTGATTATCTGGATGCCGGTTGCACCAAATCCTAGCGGGATCGAATCCGGTATTGCAGGCACCGGGCCTACCCGTGTACTGGGGACGGACAAGCTACGAGACGCCCACCAGGAGTAGTAATTCGTGTCAGACGCCGCGATCAAATCACCTTGGGCATAACCGGATGCCAATGACTGCCACCAGCCTGAATCGTAGACCGCTCCGCCTTGGTTTTGAGCAGCGGCTGCATCGACTTCATGGATGTAAGTCACCCCCGCGGACACGACGCCCTTCACGGGTCGTACGAGCCAACGATAATTTGCCCAGTTGGGTATGGCGACGATATGAAGCGCAGCGTTTGGCGGAAGATCCAAAGGGATCGTCTGGACGCAACCGACAACCGAGTTCTGATAGGGCGAAGTCATAGCTGATAGCCCACGCTGGTTGTCGTGGAGACGTCTGGAATCACATTATCCTCAACGACGACAGTGGAAGCCGAGGCGACCACGAATTGAAAGTTCGGAATGCGATCGCCCGCTTGGCTCACGTCGAAGCTCTTGAAAACCGCGGTACAACTGCCGCGATAGGCCGGCGTATTGCCGACTCCGGTAATCGCTTCGAGCGTTGGGTGCGGGAGTTGCTCCTCGTCGCCGAAAAGGAAGTCAACATTGGCCGCCCACTTGTAGGACGTCGCGAGCATGGACGAGCCCACGCGCACGTCGTAGACGAGCTTGCCGTCCTGAATCACCATCAGGATCGATTTAATCGTGCTGTCGCGCAGCTCGCTCGACTCACAGACGAGAATCGCGAAGTCCTGCACGGCGGTATAGGTCACCGCGACCGTGCCGCTTCCCTTGCCGTTGTCCTTGTGGCGAATCTGCCGGCGCGGCCCGACTTGGCAGATCGTACCCGCGATCATGGCCGTGCCCTGCACCCACGCGATCGGCGCACCGTCAGTCGCGGTCTGCTGCTGGCCGTCGCCGATCTTCGGCCCGTTGATGTGCGTCGGATCGACCGCGCCGCCGATCATCCCGCCGATGGCCATGCCGAGCTGCGCGCCGGCCGGGCCGCCGAAGTAGGCGCCGATGGCACCGCCAATGACTGTGCCTATCTGCTGGCCGCTCATGGACGGAATACCTCCACGATATTGCCGAGCCATTCAGCGTCGATCCGATGCTCGACGACTTTTTTCACCGCAGCGTAGGCGTGGATCAAAGAGCACCCTCCGTACAGGTAGTCCCCGAGCAGCGCGACGTGCGTCGGCTCGCCGCGGAAGCGCAGCAGCGCCACATCTCCGGGCTGCATCTCGGACTTCGGCAGCGCTTCGCCGAGATTGGCGACGAGCATCCCCCGCAGCCCGTCGCCCAACGGCTCGCGGCCGTAGGCTTCCAAGTCAACGATGGGCCGACCGATGGCGGCCATGCTGACCAGCAACAGCCCGGCGCAATCGACGCCACGCCGGCTGCGCCCCTGGTGCCTGAAGCGCACGGGCGGGTCGAGATAGGTACGGGCCTCGGCAATGAACGCGAGGCGCTCCTGCGGCAATAGTGGCGGTCCGATGGCGCGCATCTCAGCCCACCTTCGTCGGGGATTGCAGATCGGAGCCGTCCGCGCGCGGCAGCTCCGGCTCGGCCCGCATGTTCAGCAGGTTGCCGTAGGCAATGCACATCGCCTTCGACTTGTCGCAGTCGCGCCGGATCGTGAAGGTATCGCCCTCGGCAATCGTCTGATACGTCGGGATGACCAGCGTCACTTGCCGCGTGGCCGCGACGTACTCTTCGATCTCATTCTCCCGCCCGGCGTTGGCGCCCGTCTCCCAATGCACGACGCCCGGCACGAAGTAGCCATCGCCCGGCGCGGGCAAGGTGACCCCGCCGTCCCATGCGATACCGGCCGTCGAGGCGGGTGCCGCGGTGAAGGTCAGCAAGCCAGCGCCATTGTCGGTGTAGGCCGTCGTCGCAACGCCGCCCATGCGAACCTCGGTGATGACGTAATTCGCCGTCACCGCGACGCCTTGAAAATCCTTGAGCTGGAAGGCGACCGTCGTACTATCTCCGACGCCCATCGACGCATTGGTGACCGCATCGACGAAGCCCACTCCGGCGTCGGCGGTGAATACCCGATCCGACTCAAGGCCCACTGTGCCAACCGCGCCGCCGTACCAAATCAGCGCCATCTTGCAGCGTGCGTCGCCGAACTGCGCGCGGCAGGTGATCGAGGTCAGCTCGATAATGGAGTTCTGCTTGAGGATCTGCGTGAGCGAGCGCAACTCGATCTTGCAGGTAAGATCGTCGATCATCTTCACCTGGCCGACCTGGCCAGCGTTGAGAATGACGTGGCCCATCGTCAGATCCTCGTAGTTCACGAGGTACTGAACGAATCGCGCGCCGTCGTAGTCGCCGCGCGCAATGCCCTCGGCGGTCACGCCGTCGGCTGGGTATTCGGCGATCAGGCCCTCGGCTTCGCTGCTGTCCACGCTAAGGTCAGCTTTCGTGTCGAGGTCGAACGCGGTGTAACCGCGCCTTGCTCGGTATGTCAGCAACCCGGTGCCGTCGTCGTAATCGCGGTCGGCATCCAATGTAATGAGTCCGAACGTCGGCACGCCCGCCCGCTTCGGCATGATCTTGAGCAGGTAGCAAACGGTGGTTGACGACCCTTTAAGGTGCGCCGCCATAGCCGTGGAAATTGCGCGGGGCATTAGACGCTCACCTCTAGCAGTTCGATGTCTGCGGTAAGCAGCTCGGGCCGAATCGCGGTGAACGAGCCGTAATCAGACATGAAGCGCACCCACACATCGAACCGGCCCGACCACTTGGCGGCCGAGTGCGGCCAGTTCGCGGTTGGCGTGAATAGTCCGGTGGTGAAGTCGCATGTGCCCGCAATCGGCGTCACGCCATCCGTATCGAATACCGTCACGCTGCCTGCGACCGGAGCCTGAATCTGTCTTACCGCTTGCTGCAGTCCGAAGGCGTAGGTTTTGGTGAGCTGCGCGGGTGTTTTTGTTCCGACAACCACTGGCATAAGTTCACCGGCCGCTGCGAAATCCACTGGATCCTGAAATCGAAACGCGCCCCACTGCCCTGCGCACACGTAAAAAATCGATCGCAGCTCCTGGATGTCGGCAGCAGTGAACGCGCCGACATTGGCCGTGTAATGATGTTTGGGGTATTGCCACAGCCTGTTGCGCGACTCGCGTCCGCTGGCAAGCGTCTGAACGTTCGTGCTCCATTCGGGGCCGCCGACAAAGCCTGACGCCACACGCACGGACATGCGCTGGTCGATGAATCCGGTGGTCATCAGCCGTTCCTCGCCGTTGCGATGCGCTGCTTGCGCGCGCTTTCCTGCGCGATTTGCGAGGCCGTACGTCGGTTGATCGTGCCTTGCACGACGATGGTCTGATTGACCGAGACGGCGCCGCGAACCGACGAATCGCCGCCAGATACCTCGACGCCAAGCTTGCCTTGGCTGGTTCGGCGCAATGGCAGGATGGCCTCGGGCCCAGCCTCTCCCATCAAGCCAGCGCCGTGGGCAAAGGCGAACATGGTTGGCTTGCTGACGATCTGTCCGCTGTACTGCGAGAGGCTCGGCGAGCTGAATACGTTGCCGTTTGCGCTCTTCGTGGCGAAAGCGTTGACGATGTTGCCGATGATGCTTCCCCAGCCGCCAGCACTGCTGCCAGGGGTTGAGCTGGCAGAGCCGCCGCCCGTGGTGCTGAACGAATCGAAGAGTCCTTGAATCGCTTTGTTCGCAACGAATTTCAGCGCCTGCTGATACATCGAATCAATCAGACCGCCAAACGCTTTCTTAGCCGATTCGGCACCCGACGCGAACTGCGCGAAAGCATCGCTGAAGCCGCCGATGAGTTCCGTCGTGAGGCCGCGCATCTGCCCGGCCTGATCCTGCTGCTCAGCCATGAAGTCAGCGATCGCGGCTTTCATGCCGTTAAGGCCGTTGGCTTGGGCGGCTGCCGAACGAGCGAAGCCCTCGGTCTCCTCTTTCACACGCGCGTCGTGGTACTTCTTCAAGTCGGCAAGCTGCTCAGCAAACCCGGCCTTGTCGATCTCGCTTGTGCTGTTGCGCTGCTGGCGCTCAAGGCTCGACTTCTGCCTGTTGTAGTCCTCGTCGATGGCAATCAACGCTTGCTTCTGCGCGATCTCGCGCTGGCCCATGCCGACGGACGCCACCTGCAAGTCGATCGTCGCTTGCCTCGTGGCAAGCATGTCCTGCAGGCTGGCGCGGTAGGCCTTCACCGCTTCGCTGCTGCGAAGGCGCTGATCCATCAGCTTGCCTTCGGCCTCGATCTCGGCCTGCATTTCCCGCAAGGCCTGGGCGCGGAAGTCGGGCGCGGCCTTGGCGCGTGGCGTGCGCGGATCTTTCACCTTGTCCGCATAGCTCGCACGAATGGCGGCAATGCGCTGGTCAATCTCAAGCTGTGAAGCGCCGGCCTTCAGTCCATCCGCCTTGGCCTGGGCGATGTCGTGCTCAAGCTTCGCCTGCTTGGTGGCGTACTGCAGGCCCTCCTTCTGGAACTCGGCGTAAGCGCGGGCCTTGGCGGTGTCGACCGTTCCTGCCACTGGTGCCACGCTCGGCGCCTGGGCCGGCTCGGCGCTGTACAGCGATCCGAATATGCCAATTGGCGTGGCTCGCTTGTACCACGGCATCTGCTTGTATTTATCGGCTGCAGCGGCAAGGAACTCGGTAAAGTTCTTCGTCTCTTCCCATGCGTCTGACGCGCCCTTTTTAGCGTCTGCCCACATCCTCGCCAGATGCGGCCGCGCAGCTTCGGCAGCTGTCGCTATATCGTCCAGCCGGTCGGCATAGATCCGCGCGCCCTCGGCCGCCGCGTCCTGCTCCCTACCCTCGTCAGCCAGCGCCCGCACGCGGTCGAGTTGGGCTTGGGTGAGGAAGTGCTCGGTTTCGTTGAGCTTCAGAAGCGCCTCAACGGGCGACTTGGAAATGTCCTCGAATTTCTTGATGGTGCTGTCGATGCTCTGCCCAGTCGCCGACTCCATGCGGGCCGCGGCGCGCGTAACCAGGTCGAACTGCGCACCAGCAAAGCGGCCACTATCTGTCGCGCGCTGGATGGCCTCACGGGCCGTTCCCTGCGTTACGTCCGACGTGCTGGCGACAGCACTAACCATCGCCTCAAGCTGCAAGGCCGTCTTGCCGGCATAGCTGCCAGAGACCAGTAGCGCCTTGTTGAATGCAGACTGATCCTCTTCCGCCTGATTCAGGGCATACGCAAACGTCCCCAGCGTCGCCGCGCCTATGGTCAGCGGATTGATTAAACCAAGAACGTAGCCGCCAAGCGCTTTCGCCGCCGGGCCGACGCCGCCGAACATATCCTTGAGCTGGCCGCCTTGCTGCAGAAAGACCTGCAACGGGCGCTGGCCGGACGAAAGCGACGTGGCGATATCGGTGAATTGGGCAGGGACGCCGCGAATGGCGAATGCCAGCTGCTTCGACGACATCGAAGCCTTGCCTGACGTATCGACATATCGTCCTAGCGCAGTGCGACTCTCGTCAATGACTGCACTGTAGGTCTTGAAGTCGTCGGCGCTGAGAATGCCGGCCTTTCGGAATTGCGAGAGCTTGGACTGCTGCTTGTCCAGCCTGTCGAGCGCGGCGACCGTTGGGTCGATTTGGCCGACAAGCTGCGCCAGGGCTGCCTGCTGCGCGCGGTAGGCGTCGCTCTTGAACGACTTGCCCGTTTTGGCGGAAGCGGTCGACAGCTTATCTTGTGACGCAGCCGCCCGCGCGCCTGCCTTGTCCAGATTGTCGAGCTGATCGGCGGCTTGTGTAACGCCGTCGGTCGTTACCTTGATGCCAAGGCTTGCGATGTCAGCCACGGTTCTCACCCATCGTTCGCATCGCCTCGCCCTCCATCACACGCAAGCACTCAAAGGTGTCCGGCCACAGCGCACGCGGAACGCCCACCAGTCGAAAGACGGCGGGCATCACGCTGTAGTCCAACCCGGTGGCGCCATTGACGCCGACGCGCCATTGCGTCGACATGGCGATAAACACGTTCACGGCCGGCAAGTTGTCCGGCCAGATGTCGACGGCATCATCAAGATCAGATGGCAGCAAACCGAAGGCGGAAAGCTCCGCCTCGGTTGGCTCTGCCTCATAGAGCTTGCGTGCCGCCGATGTCAGTTTTTTGCGCGCGCCCCGCGCAGCTCGTCAAGGTAGGTCTGCACGATCGCAAACCCGGCCCCGGCGTAGTTATTGCACAGCGTGGCGATGTTCTCGTCGGTGAACGCATCGTCGAGTTCCCAGCCGCTGGCCACCGCCCGCACCGTCTCCACGTCACCCTTGTCCGCATCCTCTTTCAGCCATGACATGACCTGTTCGCGGGTGCGGTGCTTGAAGGTGAACAACACCGGCGACGTGGCTGCGCCGGGCACCGGAATCGGAACCGGTGCCTGGAACGTGGGATCGGCGCAGAGCTTGAGCTTGGCCGCCATTACGCGGTGTACCGGACGGGATCGGAGTTCAGGAACGACAGCGTCGCCTTGCACGCCATCACCTCGTTTGCCGTCATGCTCGGGGTCTTGTCCAGCGAGACATAGGCGTTGTAGGTGATGATCGAGCTGTTCGCCAGGATGCACTTGATCGCGCGGCGATCGCGGTCATCGTTGGCGGTGCTGGCGAGCTGGTAGCCGGCCAGGGTCGGGTCGTCCGCGATGCTCAGGTCCAGGCCGGCCGCGCTCTTGGTGGTCGGGATGCGGGTTTCCTGGTCGTCCTCGACGAACTGGTACGTAGCGAACTGCTGCTCGCCGCCGCTGGTGCTCGTGGTCAGGATCTGCTGCAACTGCGTCCATCCGGTGACATCGCGCGCCGAACCGCCGCCAGCGCCGGCCGCATAGGCGACGGTCGAGGTGGTGTTGATGCCTTCCAGCTCGAATGTGTCGGTCGTGATGTTCGCAACGCGGACGATCTTGTTGTTAAGGCGCGACCACCCGCTCGTGATCTCGACGTAATCGCCGTTCGAGAAGCCGTGCGCGGTAGCGGAGGCGACGGCGGGGCTTGCATTGCTGATCGCGGTGATGGTCGCCGGCGTGCCGTAGCCCGACGCGATGTAGAACAGACTGCCATTGGGCAACTTGACTGCCATGATGATTCCTCGGTATTGAAGCCCGGCGAGCGGGCATAAAAAAAGCCCCTTGCGGGGCCGGACTTCTGCGCGGTTGCGCGGGACTTAGATCGTGTCGGCGCGGTACTGGAACGAAACCGGCACGATGAAATTCGTGGCGTCCTGCGCGCCTTGCGCGGCAGTGACAGGGGTGATGACTTGCAGCGTCAGGCCGGTGACGGTCACGCGCAGATTCAGCGGGAACAGGGCCGCCAGTTCATCGGCGATCGCCTCGACTGCGCCGGGCCCGGCATTGATCGGCGCCACGACGCTGACCTGATACACGCCCCGGTACGTGCGCCCCGCGCCGGCAAGGTCTGGACTGCTGGTGTTGGCCGGCAACAGGTAGACGCGCAGGTGGGCGCCAGCGGGCGGCGTGAATGGCACGTTCTCCCACGCGATCGGCAGCGCCGGCACGCGCGCAGCGGCCCACGTCGCCAGCCGCAACTCGATGGCCTTGCGGCAGAGCTTGTTACTCATTGGCAAGGCTCGCGGCAGCTTGGTCCACGAACGTCTGGAACTCGGCCACGCTCACGCGCACCATGCCGGCGGGTGCCTGCACGCCTGAATGGCCGTACTCGATCGGCAGCGCATAAGGCTGGCTGTTCATGATGAAGATGTCCTTGACGCCGTCGGCCTGGCCGATCTCGGCGCTGCCGCGGTTGACGGTCGCGCTGCCGTCTTTGTCGATGGCGTCGGTCGTCGACGTGTCCGGCGCCACCAGCGATACGTTCCAGTTCGCGCGTAGCCGCCCGCCGACGTAGCCCTTCGGCGGCTTGCTCTTCCACAGGTCGGGATTGCCCACCGGCGTCCGCATGACGGTAGCGGTCAGCAAGTCAATGCTCACCTTGCGCACCACGACGCGCACCTGCTCGGGCGCCTTCTTGGCAAAGGCCGCCAGCGAGGCGGTGAACGTCTCGCCGCTACTGGCCACGAAGCTGCGCCTCGAACAAGACCGGGATGCCGGCCGGGCTCACGGGTTTGACGGCGATCACGGTGTAGGTAACTGGCTGTACGTCAGGCACGTCTACGGGCCACACGAACGCATCGCCCTGCACCGGTGCGACACCCGGCGCGCAATACGCCTGCTGGTCGCCCTGCAGGATCAGCGTGCCGTCGATGTACTTCTGCGCGTAGGCGAACACGGCGGCGACGGTGGGTAGCACGTCGAACGTCGGGATGGTCTCGCCGGTCGCTGGATCGTATGCGCCTTCGATTGACCGATTGATCGTGCAGGCGGCGCCGAAGCGTTGCAGTAGCTTGGTGGCTGTTGCGGCGGTGGCGGGGTAGTTAAATTGCGACACGGGTCAGCTCGCCGGTCACTTTGAACATGAAGGTTGGCTCATAGTCGCGTATGAAAACCGACGACAAGAATATGCGCGCCGCTTCCAGCAACTCGCACACGGTGAACAACGGCTCAAGCCACGCACGGCGTGCCTCAACTGCTACGCCATCGCTATCAGCGAGCGACAGATAGACGGGGCAAAGCCAGAACCAGCCTTTGTGCGTCATCACCGGCATCACGCCCTCACCACCGCAATCTGCCCACCGCCGCGCACATACGCGGCCACCAGCGCATCAACCAGCGCATATCGCACGCCCTGCCGCGCGCCGTCGGCATAGACGACGGTGATTGGCCCGACGGTTTCCTGCTTCACCTGCGCCGCCTGGTCGGCCGCCAGATCGCCCGCAGAAGCGCGCACGGCCAGTTCGGCATTGGCGCGCTGGATGGCCATCGGCACCGAATCCGATGCGACCGTTACCCCATCGACCACGACGCACGCACGCGGCCAGCTCAGGGCCTGCGTGGTCGTTGCGCGTTCGCCGCGCCAGGCATAGGCCGCTTCGAGGTAGTCGGTCGAACGGCGCAGCGCCTGTTCTTTGCCCGCCGTGTCCAGAGCCGCCCACGCCACACCGCCACGCGCCGCGAAGTACGCGTCCGCATCGGCAACGGAAATGTAGGCTTCGGCATCAGCGACACCGGAGCCGTCCTCAACGACCAGGCTCACGCCTTAGTCCTCGACCCAACCGAGCGACTTGTGGTCGGCGACGCAGGTCGGGTGGACGCGCAGGCTTTCGCCGCCTTTGCGCATGGCCACCAGGCCGTCGTCAGTATTCTTGACGCGCTTCGGCTTGTCGGCCGGCGCACTGCTGTTCAAATCGGTGTCGTCGTTCATGCTCACCTCGCTCAAAAGAAAGCCGGGGGCCGAAGCCCCAGCGTTTCAACACATCAGCCTGCAAGCAGGGCGATGTGCTCCGACTTGATCGCCGCGCAGCCCCACGCCAAGCACACTTCGTACTTGACCTGGCGGTACTGGCGGTACACGCGCACTTCGAACGTCAGACCGCTGATCGGATCAGTCAGCATGATCGAGTCGTCGGCCGAGTCGCCGCCGGTCGGGACCGCAGGAGCGCGGGCCGCCAGAACGATGGCGCTGCGGGAGAACGCAACGTTCGGCGTGTAGTTGCCACCGACCGTCAGGGCGTTGGCCGTGGCGATGACGACGCGTGCGCCGGGCTTGTTCAGCATGATGGTGCCGGGCGCAGCCACGCCGGTGCCGACGACGTACTTGTTCGCCGCATCCGCCGCGAAGGTCACGATGTCACCCGACAGGACGGTGCCGGTGCCGGTGACCAGCGCGATGCTGGATCCGCCGACGGCCGTGCTGCCACTGGTGACATACGACGCGCCGGTGCCCTTGGTGTGCAGCGAGATGCCGGCCGAGTTGCGCAGCGCGAAGCCCTGAACGCGATCGGTCATGCCGTTGCGGAGCATGTCGTTCGAGCCGGCCTCGTTCACCTTGAACAGGACGGACTGCTTGCCGCGCAGGTTTGCCATCGCGGCGGAGCCAAGCACAAGCTGCAGATCGCTTTTCGGGGCGCCGTTGTCTTCCAGGATCTGAAGCACGCCAGCGAAGTCGCTCAGGTCGCCGGCGGTGCCGAACGGCGAGGTACCGGCCGTACCATAGGCGCGCGACGCACCGACCTTTGCGGCGACAGCCAGATCGACTTCGACCGCGTTCACCAGCTTGCGCATGGCATCGGTGAACTGGTCGGCCAGGACCTGGTTGTAAACGCCCGAGCTGCCGACAGCCTTCTGCTCTTCGCCGTTCCAGCGAACCGGCGCGGCCTTCGACTTGGTGATCGCGATGTCGGCATAGCCGACGGTCGTGTCACCGCTGTTTGCCGGCTGCTGGCCGGCTACGATGTCTTCCAGAGCCCCGGCCTCGCCCAGAGGGACGCGGACGGTCTGGCCGACAGCGGCGCGCTCGGCGTTGCTGTCGGAGCGAACCGCGGGAATGAAGCCGACCATCTCGCGCGAGACGGTATTCAGGGCCTCGTAGAGGGTCGGGATGATCCCGGTGAGTGTATTTGCCATTGCTGTGTTTCCTTAAAAAAATACCCGCGAATGCGGGTTGGAGTGGGGTTTAGTCGGTGATGGTCCCGCCACCCTTCATGTGCGCAGCTCGCGCGCTAGGGTCCAAGGCATCAAAGGACTGTCGACTGATTGATTTGCTACCCCCGCCACCATTGCCGCTGTTGCTGGCACCCGAGCCATTCGCCCCCGTCCCTTTCAGGATCTGGTCGCGATACGGGTACTGCTCGACAAGCGTTTCGAGCGCCTCGTCGAAGTCGGCCAGCTCGCCGGGACGTGCGCGGGAGTAAATCTTGTTCCCGCTTGCGTCGACGGCAACAACCTTGCCTTCTTCGATTTTGAACGCCGAACCAAAACGTGCCTGCACCAGGTCAGCCGGGATAGCGAACTTCTCGGTGATGACCTTGGAACGTGAGAAGCTGCCGCCGATTTTCTCGGAGTAGAGCTGCTGCTCAAGCGTGGTTGCCTTGGCTTCTGCTGCGGTGACTTTCGACTCGTAAACCTTGCTGATCTCGGCTTTCACCTTATCGATCTCGCCGGCATCCACCAGTTTCTTTGCGTCGAGGTTGGTGACGGTTTCCAGCGCCTTGCGCGCCGCATCCGGATCCGCGATGCCATCGAACGCCTTCAGGCTGCCTTCTGCCTTCTCTGCGCGTTCGCGGTGCCCCTTCGCCTCGCCGTTCAGGCGGGTGATGGTGGCGACGGTGGCAGGAGCGTCGAACTCGACTTCCTTACCGTCTTCGTGGATGTAGATCGGACGTCCGTTGCTGACGACGACGTGACCTTGATCATCGAGTTTGAGTTTCATGTGCGGGGTTCCTCAGCCATCCGGCTATAACGACCCATCCGGGCCTTTGCGCCCTGCGACATCCGCCGCGTAGGCAATAAAAAAGCCCCGCGTTGGCGGGGCTCATGGGTTTGAAACGTGCAGGCCTATGGGAGGCCGGAACTTAGTCGCTGTCCATTAAGAAGGCAGGTGAGGCACACCAAATCTTTCTGTCCGCCTACTGCCTTGCCGCCCCTCACTGACAAATGCGACTTCGTCTGAATGAACTCGCGTCCGCCGCAACGATGACACTGAAGCATGTCGGGTGGCTTAGGCATCGCCCGGACCCTTGCCCGCACTCTTTCGGCCGGAGTATCCGGCGGTGGTGTTCCATCGATGACGCGAAATCGTCCCATCTTGGTGAATGATTGCAGGTCTCCGGATGAAGTCAAGGCGACAAAGAAAGGGCGGCCGAAGCCGCCCTCTCATCTACGTTGGCTCGCCATGCGACGCCCGGCCAAACCTTGTCGCACCATGCCTTACCTGCCATACCCGGCCTCACCGAAACACGTCACGCCGTGCCTGCCTGCCGGACCAGTCCTCGCCTGACCGCGCCTGGCCTTGCCATGCCTGCCATACCAAACAGCCTTGTCACGCCGCAGCGGACGTTCCTTCGTCGCGCTGGTCGACATCACTGCGCACCCTCTCAGCCGCGTCAAACACTGGCTTCAGCTCGCGGATCCGCGTGTACTTCTGTTGCAGGGCCATGATCTCGCTGAGCGAATCGCGAAGCATTTGCTGGTAAAGCTGATCGTCCGACAGTACGTCGGCAATATGCCGGTAACCGCCGCCTTGGTGCATGCGATCCGAGCGGAGGCTAACAAACGCCCTCACCGTCTGGGTGCCACTGGGCGCCTCTTCCACCACGACGTACGTGCGCAAAATCTGCCGCGTCTGGCGGTAGCGGCATGGCGGCGGGCTCTATGGGCTTTGCAAGCATCCTTCTCGCGCTCTTTGCTGCGTTCGCTATGAAAAGTCGCGAGCAAAAGCTAATCGATGGCGACGCGGTGGATGGCTACAAGAAGTGCCCGAGTTGCGCGGAGCAGGTCCGGAGTGAAGCGATCAAATGCAAGCACTGCGGGTCTAATCTATCGACGTTAGATTAAGCCTGACCGCGTACACGCCCACGGAGCCGCAGGCGATTCTCGATCGCGGCGAAGTTGTCCGGCCGTATTTCGAGCATGAGATTGCAGGCTAGGGCCTTTTGAGGGCCTCATTTTTAAATGCGCTTTTCCAGCTCCGCCAATGACAACCACCGGCCCTTGTCCGAATAGAAAGCGTCCAGCGACACCTTGCCCTTCTGCAGCAGCGCATACCGCGCCGGCCCGAGAATGTCCTCCTGCCGGGCTGCGCTCTGCTTGGCGAACCACTCCTTGTACGTCAGGTCGGCCGGGACAGCACCGTCCATGCTTGCGCGTGACCCCGGCGTCATGTCGTCAATGGGAATCCCGAGCTCCCTCCATGATTTCAAAACCGGCACGCTGACACTGCGGCAATTGAAGTGCAGCCGCCCCGGCCCGTCGCCCCACGGGATCTTGTGCCCGATCGGCTTGTGATCGTCCGGCGTGTAAGTCAGGCCATCGCGGATCCGGCACGGCGGCGACGTGCGCGTGTCCAAGGTCGACACCCAGCGCACGGCTTTGACCAGATCGGCGTTTGCATCGACCATGACAGCCCTAGCCGTTTGCGCGGTATGCGACAGCGCCGTTTGTACCACAGCCGCCAGCTCATGCCGTGGCTTGTTCAGCAGGCCATCGGCGTACTTGAGTGCGCGCGTTCCTCGCGCCTTGCGAATGATGTCGGCGGTCGTCTGCCCCTCGACGTAGCCGGCGCGCACGGTGTTGCGAATTTGCGCCATACGGCTGGCTTCGAGGTTCTTGCCCCAGTCCTTGAGCAAGCGCCCCTGAAACGGCCGCGACAACGCCGCGGCATAGACCTGTTCGGCGCTGATACCGGCGATCGGAAACTGAATTTGCACTACGGATGGGATCGCGCCCTTGAATGCGCCGACCTGCCCGGCCGCCTCAACGCGAGCAAGCCCCTGAATCTCTGGCTGCAGGGCGTCAAGCACGGCGGCGTAGGCCGCGGCGTTGGTCTGGTGCACGCTTGTCAGTACCGCTTCCAGGCGCTGCATCGTGAAGCTCTCACGCTCCAAGCGCATCAGCGCCTCGGTGAGCTGCGCTGTAAGCGCCTTGTCGGCCCTGTTCAACACCGCAATCATCCGCTGCACGACGCCAACGCTGAAGCGGTGCAGGTCGTGGGCATGATCTATCGCCTGGTCTTGCAATAGCGCGCTGGCGGTGGCGTCGCGGCGCAGAAGTAGCGCGACGGTTTCCTTTTTGTTGACGGCCGCCATGCGTTACCCCCTGACGCTCGTCGCCGCACCTACCTCTTTTGGTACCCCGAGCCCGCCAAGCGCCGGCCCTTCTGCCTCGGCGGCGGCAAGCTCCGTCTCGGTGTCGATGTCCGCCGACAGCACGCCGCGGCGTTTCATTTCCTCGATCACGGTCGCCTTCGTCACGATGCCCGCCATGTTCAGGTCTTTGACCAGCGTCGCGCTGGCATCGCTCAGACTGCCTGCGCCGAAGTCCTTAAACAAGGTGACTCGCGGCGGCTCGATGCCGGCGTATTGCCCTGCGAAGACCAACGCTTGGTCTAACGCATCTTCGAAGCTTTCAACGATGCGTTGGAGGTCGCACTTGTTCGCCTCGGCATCGTTGCTCGATTCGGCGGCTGTGCGCGTGCCTGGCTTCTTCACAAGGAGCTCGGCGCCCGTTTGGATCATCTGCTCTTCGAGGGCAACCAAGCTGTCCGCACCTGCCTTGATCGACGCGCCGGTGTGTTCGATGTATTTCATGTCAGAGCCGATCGGCAGCTTGACCGCGGCTGAGCCACCGACGGTGAGCGTTGTTTGATCGTCGGCACCGATCATGGCCAGAATCGGCACACGCGCGACGTGCAGGATCGTGTCCTGGTCGCTCTGACTTTGCCAGTGTTTGCAGTTCAGGTGGGCGAGATCCAAGAGCGGCGGCCGGCCAATCATGTGCGCTACACGGTGGCCATACAGTGGCACGAACGGGATGAAGTCTAGCGACGTTGTCCCTTCGTCGATCATCGTGAACTGTTCATCCTTCACGCGCTCCCACAGCTCCCACGACCCCGGCCGCAGGACTCGCACCCGGTCAATCATGCTGACGCCATAGTCGCCGCTCGCCACCTCGGCCCATTCGAGCAGGCGCAACATCGACAGTCGGCCCTGGTCATCCAGGCGCCAGCCGAGCACCTGGTCGTGCTTGACGCGTACGAAGTATGGCCTGACACCTGCCGCCTTTTCAGCCGCCTTGGTCGCAACGCCCGCCTCCGTTCGCTGAACGTTGGCAGCCCTGGGTACGTCGACGTAGATTCCCGCCAAGCCATGCGCGACCGCCTCAGCGAGCATTTCGGAAGCAAAGACATTCAAGCTCACGCCGGCACGATCGATATCATCGAACCACGGCTTCCATTGCTCGAGTACCGTATCGGGCGCGTCGCTTACGGTCAGCTCTTTGGAAAACGGCTTACCCGCCATCACCGACACTGTGCGCCGATAGGCCGGAAACAGCGTGGCGGTGCACAACCTGGCTGCGTAGGCGTCCTTTTCTTCGGCAGGCTGCTTAGGCATGAACCGCACGCCTTCCCGCCGCATGTGGCGCGTCCCACCCATGAGCGCCTCAGTAAGGCACCAGTCCTCCCGCATCTCAAGCACGGACGGGATGCAGTGATGGACAGCAACGGTGACGGCAGGAGGCATGTCAGATTCTCAGCGGTTGAACGAGCGCGATACGGCGCTGTATCGGGTAGCGGTAGGCAATGAAGTAGCCGGCCGCGTCGATGATGTGATCGAGTCCGCCGGACTTGTCCGGCTCGCCGTTCTTGTCGTATGCCTGTTTCTCCAAGCTCTCGACGAGTTCGGGGCAGGTTTCCGGGTTGATGCGGTAGCGCCTCGCGCCGTCTTTGTTGACCATCGCGCACACCGACAACACGCGATCCTTGATGCGCGGGTTCGTGGCGTTGACTCGCACACTGAACCCGGCCGCCCGCAAGATCGACAGGTCGGATTCGCTGGCGTTGTTGCTCTTGCGGCTCTGCCCGCTCGCGTCGGGATAGACGATGATCGGGTGGCCGGCGTGTCGCGTCTTGAGCAGCGCACACATGGCCGGCGTATCCATCACCCGCGTGTACTCAAGCACCGCGTGCGGGTCGTCGCCGCGCAGCACATGAACCGCCGCGCTCATCTTGCCGACGTTGAAGTCCATGCCGATATGTAGCGCCTCGGCTGGCTGGATCGTTTCAGTGCTGGCGTTCTTGTGGCGGTCGAACTCCGCATACACCGAACCGGCCACCAGGTTCACGAACTCGCCGTCCAGGTACGCGGCCAGCAGGTTCGACGGGTACGACGCGCGCAAGCTGTCGATGTAGCCGGCCGGTAGGTTCGCGGCGTTCGACATGGTCGACGCCTTGATGATCCGATAGCCCTCGACCGGATTCCGCTTCCAGCGGTCGTAGACGAACCGAAAGCCCTCGGGCGTGGTCGCCACGCCGACGGTGTTCAAACTGCCGTCCGGCTTCTTCTGCCGGTTGCGGGAAATGATCTTGGTCCAGACGTCGCGCGCCTGTTCCTCTTTCAGCGTATCAAGCTCATCGGCGATCGAGTCCGCCACCTCATAGCCGATGATGCGTTCCGGCGTATCCATCGTGCGGAAGATGATCTCCCCCGCACCTTCGACCGCGATCACCGCGTCAGCCTTGTTCGTCTTGTACGGAACGCCCATACCTTCGAGCGTTTCAGCGAAGCGCGGGAAGCCGATGCGCCGCACCAGATCGTAAGTCGGCAGGTAGTACGCGACGTTCTGGCCGGGGTACTGCAGCTTCTTGGCAAGCGCGCGAATGATGGCCGCGTGCGTCTTGCCAGAACCGAAGCCGGCAACCATCGCGGGGAATTGATCCTCGGCGGTGACGAAATCGAATTGTGGCGCGGTTAATTCAATCCGCGACATCGATTGCAGGCAGGCGCACGATCTGGATGATCGGCACGCCGGATCCTTTTACGTTCGCGTCGATGTCCACCGATTCTTTCGGTTTACCCCAGCCGCGGTCGAGTAGGCCAAAGACAGCGGCGAGAGCGTCCTTGTGCTCGGCTTTCTTGTCCAGTGCGATCTCTACAGCGCGCGCAATCAGTGGCGCAGTCTGCGCGCGGCACAGTTGCGTGATCGTCTCCCCATTCGGCCCGACGCGCGGCGAGCGGCCGCCAGGGTTGCCCGATTGGCCGGGCTCCCACGTCTTTTCGTTCTTGTGCTTTTCGGTGTCTTTCGTCGTCATGTCAGTGAATCGCTGTGTTCCCATGCACGCGATCGCACATGGCGTCGGCGGCCTGATAGAGCATCGTGGCCGCCTCTTCTGTCTTGACCCCATCCCAGCGCAGGGCGTGCGTGCCGTCGGCGTGCTTGAACACCACCACCCAAGCCGTGACCGGACAGCACAAGGCCGCCGCATAGGGCGGCCCAGGCAGCGCGAAGGCGTTCGATCATGGTTGGCGCTCGGCGGTCAGGATGGCTTGGAGGGCGCGGATTTGGGCGTCGGCTTCTGCGGCGGCTCGAACAACTCGCGCCGCACTTTCGTCTCGGTCTGCGGCGCTTGCATCAGGCTTGCCGGTACTGGCCCCAGCTTCGGGCACACGGGTGGCCGGACAACGCCACGCTGCGCGCAACCTGAGATTGCCAGCGCGCAGATCAGCAATGGTGCGGTCAGCGTCAGCTTGTGCATGTTCTTTGTCCTGTTCGTATTGGCCGGAGATAGCGTCGAACGCGATGGCCTGCCTGCCCTCGACAGCCCGCGCGGCTTCGCTGGCCTTGGTCGCCAGTTCGGCAACGTGCTGCGCGTCCTTGGCGTTGGCCTGCGTGACCGCGGCGAGCTTCACCTGTCCAGCGAGCGCAGCGACGTGGTGACCGGCCGCGAAGGATCCGGCGAGCAGCAGCACGGCAACAGCCCACTTCAGGTAGTTCACGCCGGCGAGTCCGGGCCGCTGCCAGAGCAGGCGACGTAGAGAGCGAAGGCGATCGCTGCGAGCACGGCCAGGACTTCGAGGGCGATCATGGGGCGGTCCGCGTAAGGTGGTAAGTGCAATCCACCTCGGCGATACCTGCGTCGCTGTGGTGTGGGTCGTGCACAAGCTCGCCACGGCTATAGATCACAGCATGTCGAACGCCACGAGGTGACTGGCCTGTTGCGATGTAGAACTCTGGAAGCTTGTCGGTCTGATGACCTTGAAGCCACTCCCGCTCATAACCAAGTGTTTTAAGCCATTGATCGATGCGGTGATTCCAATCAGCACGACCGAACATCTGGTCGAAAGGCGGCACCATCCATAAAGGCATATCGAGCAGAGATGCGTAACAAGCAGCGAGACAATTGCCGTTGCTTATTCCTTCGCCCGAATAAAGCTTGTCTTGCTTGACCGGCTTCACACCACCACCCCCTTGCTCACCGCCGAATCGCCCACGTTGCCCGCCATGTACAGGCCAAGCACCCACGCGGATTGGCTCAACCACTGCGCCGCGTCGATCTTGTCCAGCGCGAAGCACGCAAGCCCTGCCACGAAGGCGACGCAGGCGAGAAGGAATTTGCGACTGGCGTAGCGTTCGAGGTTCATCAGATGCCTTCGCGGTCGATGCCATCGCCCATGCCGCTGTCAATCACCTTGCCCGTCTGCTCGTTCACGTCCTACCCTCACAAAGCGCGCGCTCACCCGCGCGACGGTTGACCAGCCCCTGCACGCGCTTGCCGCCCGCGTACACGTAGAGTTCGATGGCAGCGCATGCGCCCGCGGTGTCGCCTGCGTTCGCCTTGCGCGCAATGCTCGATCGACAGAACGCCGGGACGCCGATGTTGAACGCGAGCGACGTATAGGCCGCCCACTGGTAGCTCGTCATCGGCGCATGCACGCACCCCTGCACGCCAGTCGCGGCCTTGCCGATGTCGCTGGCCAGCCACTTCTGGCACTGTTCCGAGTAGTCGACACCCACCTGAAGGCCGGGCTCGGTGTGGCCGGTGCACGCGGTGACCACTTGGGCAACGTCGCGATAGGCAACCGGCACAGTCCCTTCGTGCGGCGTGATGAACCATGCAGCCATCAGCACAACCAAGCCCATCACGCTCGCTGTCTGCTTGCCATTCATGCCGGCGACTTCGGCGTCCGAAGCCAGCGCACGAACTGCCACACCTTCTGCGAGATCAGCAGCAGCGTGTAGCACAGCGCCGCAAGGGCCGCCCATTTGTCAATTGTCCAGCCGGCCAAGGTCGCCCCGATGTAAGAGAGCGCAACCGCGCCGTTGAAGTTGTCGAAGTGTCGGAATTGTCCGATGTCGTCGCGCATGGCCTAGCCCTTGCGTGCGGGCTTGCGCCGCGGTGAGGTGATGATTACGGCGTCGACGCCGCCGCCTGTTCCGTTGTCTCGCGTTGCCGCGTATTCGACGGCTTCCTCTGCCGTCTTGCCGAAATCGAGCGCAGCCAGTGCCCATGTCGCGCCGCTGCCGATGGCGTGAGCCTGTGCGGGCTCATACGGGACTTCCGCATCACCCTCCCATAGCGACACCTTGCCGTTGACGATCACGAGAGCGCTGCAGTTGTCGAGCGTGGGCGCGTCGCCCTTGTAGCCGGACAGATGCCATTTGATGAACTTGTGCACCTGCGCGAAGTGACCGCAGCCGGCAATGAACCCGCCGGGCACTGTGTGGATCTTGCTGACGTAGCAATAGAGCGAACCGTCGGCTGACATCTGCCGATCGGCGGCCAGGGTCTTGCCGTCAAAACAGATGGTGGTCATGCGGCGCGCTCCATGAACTCCATCGGATCGCGTGCGTTCTTTCGAAGGTTGCAAGGCGGACACGCGATCCGAAGGTTCGTCAGCACATGCGCACCGCCTTTCGCGAGCGGCATGAAATGATCGACGTGGAACGAACCGGCGCAATCGACATCGCAGTAAAAGCAGACTTTCGGCTGTTCCAACGTCCATGCCGCGAGCATTCCGCCAGTAATCCCTGCCTCTTCCTGCGTCCGGCGCTTTGCGCTGTACTGCCGCATGATCGCTTTGCGCTTGTCGGGATTGTTCCGACGCCACTCAGTAGCTCGCCGCGTTTGCAATTCAGGGTTGCGCGCGCGGTACTCGCGGTCATATTCCCGCTTCTCGTCCTTCGTCCGTGCCTGATACTCCGACACCTTCGCGGTGAACTTGGGCGTGCCCTTCACCCTTTCGTACCATGCCCGCTTCCCTTCGAGCACCGCGGGCCGGTTCTCATCACGCCACTTCTGATTGGTGGCCAGGACTCGCTCGCTTTCACGGGCGTAATAGTTCCTGCGCTTCGTCCGAGCAAGCTCCACATTCCGCTCGCGCGCGGCCTTCTGCGCCTTCGTCGAGCACTCGCGGCACCGCCCCTGCAGGCCGTCAGACGCTCGCTTATCAGGCGAGAAATCATCCCGCTCTGTCTTGCAGGCAGTGCATGTTTTCATGCCGCAAGCGCCCGAATCATGCCGACGCTCGCAATACCCCGGTTGTAAATGCCGTGCGTACGGTCGATGTCGATGCGCTGCATCTGCCGGGCGGCGCGATAGCCGCTGGCCGCATGCCATGCGTCTCCGGCCGCCAGGGTGTTGAACGCCTCGACCGTGCAGCCGCGGTATTCCTGATGCTTGGTGTGGTGGATGTGTCCCGTCCACCAATACCGCTGGGTTGTCTGCCCCCAATCCTCGGCGCGATCGGTCGCCATGATCGACGGCAGCTCGCCGAGCTTTATCTTGTCGCCGTGCGTGATGCCGATCAGATTCTTGCCGAACCGCTGGTAATAGAACTTGCTCGGCGACGTCTCGACTTCGACCCGCTTGTCGCGGCTGTAATAGGCTTCCATGACCATCGCCATCCATCCCGCCGAATCCGGGTTGTGGTTGCCAGGCGTCACGAACACCTTGACGCGCTTGTGCTTCTCAAGCATGCGGCCAATGCAGTAGCGCATCGCCTCACTGGCAATGCGAATGACCCGCTGGTATCGCGTGTCCACGTCCAGCAAGTTGCCACTGGCCGGCGTCATGTTGCTGCGGTTGTCGGCATGCAGATAGTCGCCGACATCCACGAGGTATGCCGTTTCGCTGTCCGGCGCGCCCGCCACAAGCAAGTCGATGGCTGCACGCAGATCAGCGGATGCGATGTTTGTGTCGAAGTCCTCCCCGCCTGTCTCGGCGGCCCACGCATAGGCGCCGAAGTGAGCATCGCCGATCATGTAGGCCGACAGGCTATCGACGAGGCTCCGCGTCTTGGGCGCTTTGATCGGCTTGGCGAGCCCCTTCACGTCGTGCTTGAGGGATTCGACCACCGCCCCGAGGGCGCGCCGCAATGCCTCTTCATCCGCCGACGTCTTGACCCACTGCATCACCGTCTCGCCGGTGCGCGTGTCGGTCAGCGTCGACGTGCCGCGAATCTTGAAACCTTCGGGCAGGTTCTCGGCGTCGTTCAGGGCAGGCGCCGGCCAGTTGAAGGTGTGGCCGGTTGACGGACAGCGCCCCCGACCGCCGCCGGTCTTGATTGCACCGGCTGCGCCGCACTTCGGACAGATCACAGCCCGCTCGCCTGGTCGTCGCGGGCGAAGTCGCAGTTGGGTGGCGCCATGCTCACGCTATCGAGCGCCTTGGCTGCCGGAATCTCAAACAAGCCCTTGGGCCGGTCGTCGCCTTCGCGATAGGTGCGCGCGAACGTGGTCAACATGACTAGATTGCACATCGCATGGCCGAGATGTGGCAGGCCACTCTCGGGATCGTTGTCCTCGCCGCGCGCCCACGCGTACAGATGGCGCAGCAGACAGGCAAAGACCACCATCCACTGCATGCCCTTCGCCCAATTCCATGCCGCGTACTTCTTGCGCCCGTAGTCGAACACGCGTGCGCAATCTTCCAGCGCGACGCCGGGGATCAGATCGAGTGCGACCTTGCCATCGTTGTAGCGGGCGCCGGACCCGCGGGCCGTGCTGTTTACGTCGCCGATGCTCATCGCACACCCCCGCGCTCGATGCGCAGCGCGTCAAGCGAGCCGGACGTCGGAACGGTCACTACGACATGGCTGTTCACCTCCACGCCGTTTCCAAACTTCAGCCCGTTGAACCAGCGCCGCAGCACGTACTGCCGCACAAGGCTGATGCCGGTGAAGATCACGCCGATGCCGAACGCCTGGCCGCCGGTAACGTGGAACCCGAACAGCGGCAGGATCGCCATGTTCGCGCACCAGTTGATGCTGAAGCCCACGGCGATATTCGAAATTGCCTCGACAACCGAACCGATTTTAGTCTGAGACATGAGCTTCTCCGATGACGGATGCATAGCGTTCAATTCGTGCCAGGGCCTCGCTGACGGAATCGCCCAGCTTCCCTAGAGCAACGTTGCAGCCCCAGCAAAGCCAGCCTCGAAACTCGCCGGTTACGTGGTCATGATCCAAATTGAGAGAATTCTGTTTCGTCGCAGCACCGCACATCTCGCAACCTGACGGCTCGGGCCTTGTCGGCTCGGGCAGCTTTCGGTTCTTGCGGTGTCTGGCTAGAACGGCTTCCGGGTACTTCGCGTGGTACGCCTTGCTGTACGCGGCGACCTTCGCTTTATTCCTGCGCTTCCATAGCTTGGATCTGGCTATCGCGCACGCCACGCAATTCCCGCACGCGTAGCGCTCCGTAGAACCACAGACGGCGCATGGCTTTCCAACGACGCGGACGGATTCGCCGATCGTCTGTGCCATGTCGTGGTCTCGAATAAGTCCGGCGAGCCTTGCGGCTGCTGCGGCGCCTTGGCGTCGGCCGGCTCAGTTGGTGTGGAAGAAGGCGAGGATCGAACTCGCGCCGGAATGCTGGTCAAGCAAACCGTGGATGCTGACGCGCCGGTGACCAAACTGGCGCCGCACCTCGCCGCACCCGTTCAGGATGCCGATCTACCGCTGATCTACTTCTTCCCCAAAAGAAAAGCCCGGCGCGTGGCCGGGCTCGTTGTGCAGCTAGAGAGGCGATCGTCCCCTCCGGGCTTCCGCCAGTCCTACGCGAAGGGCTGCCATCTGATTGCCGGCGCGTCGCCAGCTTGTTGAATCTGCGGTGGCCGGTGGTGAGGTTCCGGCAGTTGTGGACGGCTTATCCGACTCGCCGACACTTGGGGTGACAAGCGCTCTGCCTCTGAGCTAGTCCACTACCCGACTAGGTAACAGCGCATCACCACTGCGCATTCACCGCAAAACTATCGCATCTTGGCCAATGGTTGCAGGTTGTGGGATGAAGTCAAGGGTGGGGCATTACGGCGAGCAGCGCGCGCGCAGCATCCTCGGCCGTTGCGCCCTCGCCAATGAACTCGCCAACCGACTCACCCAGGCTCACGAAGTCCGACGGGTTGCCGATCTGCGCCCACCAATGCCCGTCGCTGTCGTAGAACAGCGCGAACTCTCTGTTGCCCTGCTTTCGCTCGATCGCCAGCGCGATCATCGCCGCCAAGTACATCACGCCGCCCTCCGATGCCTACGCCACGCCAACGCTAGCGCATCCTCGGCCGCGTATTCCAGCAGCAGGCACGCGAACAGCACCAGCTCGGCCCAGTCGTCATCGCGGCAACCAACAGGCGCCGGCGGCACGCTGTAACCGCGAACGAGCGCGTTGTAGGCGCTTACGGCGACGTGGGCAGCGAAGGGTTTGGCTCGGCGGGCCGCTGCGCCGCGGTCGCTCGCCACAGCACGCCCAGCCCACTCGCAGACGCGCAGGTAGTTGGCTGGCCTGCCCGTGGCCATATCCGCAGCTATATCCGGCCCGATGTCGCGCGGGTTGCGCCGGCCAAAGCTCAGTGCCGCGGCGATCAGGTGGTCGGTCGGGATCTGGCGCTGTTCGCTTGAGCCGCCCGCAGGCTCGCGCCATGTTCCATGCCCGGCCAGGGCATGCACGCGTTCGCGAAAGGTCGGGACGCTGCGGGCTTCGTGGGTGGCTGGGGTCATGCGGCAAGCTCCTCGGGTTCGTTCTGGCCATCGGCCACCAGGTAATCGCGCAGCACGGCCCAAGCTTGCTGCCAGCCCTTGCACACCTCAGCCCGCCAGCCATGCGCTCGCAAGCTGGCGATGAACTGCCGCTGTTCAGGGTTCGGCCGGCCAATCTCGGTCTTGAGCTCGATCGCCAGCCCGTTGAACCCACCACGAGGAACAGGGAACAGGTAATCGGGCACCCCCCGCCGAACGCCCTCGGCCTTCATGGCGCCGGCCGTGCGCTTGGAGCGATAGCCGCCGTTCGGGACGGCGAAGAACAGGGCCAGCTCGGGCCAGGCCGGTTCGGCGCCGGTGACGGCTCGCATGAGCAGAACAGCCTCGACGTGCTCGCTGTTCATCGGCTGACCCTCACAGCAGGGACAATCGTCGACGAAACGGAGACAACGCTGTCGTCGCCTATAGCCGTTGGTGCATAAGGGTTTGAAAGCAATAGGAGACAAAATATATATATATATTTTATAGAGAGGTTTTTCACGTATAGGCCCCCTTTTCTGGAAAAATAATCTTCTATCGAATTTGTCACCGATTGGCCTCTAGCCCTACTCTCCCAACGGGTATAGCTGGAGACCGAGTTGTCTCCGCTTTGACGATTGCTATTAGGCTGCCTCATCGTCCACCTCGGCCCGCACGGCGACCCATGCCTCACGCTGCCGTCCGCCGCGTCCGCTCATCGGCTTGTCGAAGCTCACGTAATCGGCCAGGCCGTCGGTACGCAGGCTGTCCATGACGGTCTTGCGCATGCGCAGGTCCATGCCGGCGAACAGGCGCGAGAAGCGGGACATTTCGCGTTCGGTCCTGCCCTTCTGGCCTCCCTTGCGGATCACTTCCAGCAATTCAGCCCGCCACTGCGCAAACTGGCTGCCGTGCATGTGCTTGCGCACCGCCTCGATCGTCTGCGCCGTGTAGTGCGTCACGTAGGCGATCGCCCATTCGGCATGCTCAAGGCGAATGAACGGCGTCGTCACGTTGTCAGAAACGGCCAGGGACATGGCAATGCGCAAAGCCTTTTCCAGACTTCGCCCTTCCATTTCCGCCAGCCCTTCGGGCTCAAGCTGATCCATCGACTTGAGGCATGCCGCTTCATAGGCACGGAACGCGGCCCGGGCTTCGGGCAAGAAGTCGATCACCCTGGGAACGGGCACTTGATCCGCGGCCAGGTCCAGGCCGGTCAGGTTGCCTTGCTGGCCAGCCCGGGCGGCCCGGCACCACTCGACGATGCTGTCGGGCACGTCCAGCGGATCCGCGATCCGTGAAAGCTGCCGGCCGATGTGACTCTCGACGATCAGCAAGCGATTCAGGAAACCGCCCTCGATGCTCTGCTCGGTCAGGGCGCCATAGAACGTCTTGGGCGTGGTCATGCCGAGCATGGACAGGGATGGGCGCTGAATCAGTCGCGCGGTCGCCTCGGAGCGCTGTACGGCCGTCAAGCTCATGGTCGAATAGCCTTGCGGGCGCAGCGTGCCGTGCGGAAGCCCCCAGCACTTGACCAGCTCGGTCACGGCCTGGCGCTTGTGGAAGTTGCCTTGCGCCTGCGCATTGCCCAACAGGTCGCCCAGCTCGTCAATGATCGTGATGTGTGCCGGCTGGTGATACAGGGCCGAGAACACCGCTGAATCGGAGGTGTAGCCGGCCGGGCCGATCAGGTGGCCGAGCTGCGCCGCATCAAGACAGGCCTCGATGATCGTGCGCGGGTGCTCTTTGCCGGTGGCCGACTTGCCCACGTTGACCAGGTACAGCGGCGACCAGTTCTCGCGCGTGGTCTTGTAGCGCCGGCCAAGCACCACGGCACCCAGGGCAAGCGCGGCTTGCACGGCGAACTGCGGTTGTGGCTTCGGCGCGGTGCGGTTGTACAGGTCGACCACCGCCCCCAGTACCCCGGGCAGTCGCAGGAGGTGAGACGGCGTAGCGGAATCGGCCTGCATGAAGGCGATGACGTTGCTTGCCGGCGCAGCGACCCGGGGAGCATCGCCCGACCAGCCGGCGTCATGCGCCCAGGTGAAGATGCTCTCGACGTGCAGCGGGCCATAGGCTTTGAAGGTGCGCCATTTGGACGTGGTACTGCCGTCATAGTTGGCCGCGCCCTGGCTCCATGCGTCCCACAGCTCGAACGCCTGCGGCGCCTCGGTCGAGTGCAACGCCTGGCCGACGGCAATCCACTGCGCGTAGTCAGATGCGTCCAGGGCCCCGAGCGCGGCTTTGAGGTCGGCGATGCGCTGCGGATCGAGGTAACCGGTGCCGGAAGCGGCCGACGCTTTCGCGACGCCGGGCAGATGCAGCCAGGCCGGCGCTTCGGCGATCGCATAGCCTTCGGTCGGGTCGGCGCTGCCTTCCCACGCGTAGGTGCCACCGGTGGAATGGTTCGACGGCTCGACCACGATGTAACCGCCGGTCGACTTGACGTCGATGCCACGCCCGGGGCTGCGCAAACGTGAGCCGTCGTGCTTGAACAGGTAGTGATAGCCACCACCACCGGTCAGTGCGAGCGCGGTATCGGGCAGCTTGCCCTGTTTGCGCTCGATGTCGGCCAGGGTGTCATCGCCGCCATTGCGCGGATCCACGTCCAGCGCATCGAAGCCCGACGGTGCACCAGTGGCAATGCCAACGTTCGCATGCGGCACCCGGGTAAACCATTCGGTGATGCGGGCCGCGTCTTTGCTGGCGTCGTGCACGCCATGCGGCACCAGGTCATTGATCGGATGCTTGCCCGGGCTCTTGCAGTCGGCCTTGCCGCAGGTGCAGTTGCCGGCCTTCATGGCGTGAAGCGGCAAGACCGCCCAGCCCATGCTCGCGTAGCGCAGGGCGTGCGTGAGGGTCATGCTTTGCTCCGGTTTTTGTGACACGGAGCGCACAGCGTCCGAAGATTATCCATTTCCGGGCGTCCGCCTTTGCGAACTTCGCAGATGTGATCGCATTCCAGTTCGTCAGCACTTCCGCATTGCACGCAAGCATGGCCGTCGCGTTCGAATACGCACCTGCGAACGGTGAGCCATGAGTCGGGGAGAACCATGCGTGGCGGATCAATCTGGCGCTTCAGATCGGACGAGCGCCAGGGCAGAATTACCAGGTCATAGAAGCGCGCAAGGATGTTCCACGCCTCTTTAGGCCGGCTGTAACCACGACGGTCCATGACATCACGCATGTCTCGCATGGCGTCCTGATAGCCGTGCGAATACCCGCGACGGTAGTCGCCATCGCCTGTGAACTTCGTCGCTGCAAGCTCTTCGAGTGTGAAACAGCCAGCGGTGAGGGTGGCGGGGAGGGTCATGCGGCCTTCCATCGATAAACCCATCCTGGATCAGCACCGGCATAACCAGAAAAATCGCCCCACCAATGAACGTCCTGTTCCCATCTACACTCAAGAAGACCGAACGACCACCAAACAGAATGCCAGTCGCTCATGCGGCGTCCTCCATGTCGGATTCGGCAAGATCGGATATTTCCTCGCAAAAGATCCCGCACTCGAAGCGCATAGTCTTCATCGGGCGACCCTTGTCCGTCGCTTTAAGCTCATCGAGATACTTTCTCTCGCCTTTTATCTTCACTAGCTTTGCGCCGATGCGGCGGGACTGCTCAGCCCTGGCTGCGAACACGTCAGGATCTTGTGCGCGAACGTGGTTCCAGTAAGTTGGGCTGCTGGCTTTGACGCATCCCTTGCAGTTAGCGTTTGGATACCCCTGCTTATATATTTCCGGCAGGTTGATGCCAGCAGCATGGATAATCGAGAAGCACTCGGGTTTACTTATTCGATTCTCGATAAGAATTGGCAAAACGTTAGAGCGCTCAGTCAGAACAAAGCGTTCATGGCGATCCGTCTCTTCTAACGTGAATCCAAGCACATGCCAATCAGGCTTGTTTTTACTTTCCCACAGATACCTGGCTTCCTTCTTTAATATCCTTGTGCATGGAGCACCCCTTGGGTTGCTCATGTATCGCTCTTTTTCCCAAACAGATACAGCGGAGTTGTCAGGAAACTTCGGATTGCTCGCGATCTCAATAGGGCGCCCAATCCATTCGCCAACATCACGAGCGAAACGCTGATTGTCTGAATCTTCTTCCAGCACTGGACTATTGACGATGCGAACGATATGGGTCGCGCCATACTTCTCGATGGTCATTTTCGCGGCAACCGCACTAGCTGCTCCGCACGAGAACCAAACAGCAATCATTGGCCGATTCACGCGCCCACCTTGCGTTTCCCGCGCTCTAGGTAATTGACACTGATCCAGTGCATGAGCACCGAGCCCGTAACAGTGGCGGCGATATAGATTGCGCCGAGCTTTGCCGCATCGGCGAATGACATTCCCGGCTTTGCGACCATTCCAATCAGTAGGAACTGGCTTGCGAACCAGACGCCATTACTAAACACAGCGGCGAGCGCGTGGTATCCGTAACTGCCACTATTGCGAGCACGACTTACCAAGGTAAAGGCCGCGTTTTGAACGACGAGTAGAAAGAACCAATACAGAGTGCTCACACCCCACCCCGCAAATGCTCTTCAGCGCAAGGGGCACAGAAGCGCCACCTTGTTCCTGAGTCCGTGACGTGCACCAGGTGCTCGTCGCAGTTCTCGCACATCGGAACGGGCTCACGCGTGCGGGCGGCATGGCGAGCGAGTGCGGCGGCGCGCTCTAGTTGTTCGATGTCGGAGGCGGCGTCTAGTTGGTCTGTCATGGGGTGGTGGCCCGCTCGGCTTGATAAGTGCCGTGCACAAAAAGCGTGTGCAGCAGGTAGATCACGCCGAGAAAAACCGCGCCGTGCCACACGAGAAACCCAACAACGCACGCATCGAAAGCGCCATCGAGCATTGCCGGCACCGGCGGTCCTTTGGCGATCATCTTTTCGCACACGTCTTTGGAAAAGACGACCATGCTCCCGATGAATGAGAACCAGACCATGAACACCGCGAGGTGGTGGCCGCCAGCGATGCCAGCGACATAGCCGGCCCACAGTGCCCACGCGAAGGAGGCATTGGCGACAGCCCAAAATAACGCGCGCTTGATCTTGTTCATGCCCTCACCTCGTCGATGGTCGTCAACTCCCTACCCGTCTGCTCTTCCAGCTCGCGCTTCACGACGGCCGCAACCGGCGCCCAACTGCCAAGCTCGAACTCAAACGGATCGTTTTCGCCGTGGTCGGAAATGTTCATGCGGCCTCCTGCAAAAGTTCAGCCTGTACATCGGCGATCGGTGCATCGAACTCGCACACCACGACTTCGCAAACCGGACTGACGCCGCGCCAATCGTTCTTGTAGATCGACGTATCAATGCCGCAGTTCGGCTCCATGACGATGCCGGTCTGCTCGCGAAACTTACGGGGCTTATCGCCCTCTTCGGCGGTGAAACCCTGTTGCCCCGAGTACCGAAACGGTGCGGACATTTGCGGCAAGATGAAGGCGCCGAAGTCAGCCATGCGAGATGCAACCTCGATCACCCGATACTCAAACTGGCTCCCGGTGTATTTGCCTTTGAAGCCGTGTGCCGGGATCGCGCCGAACGGTGGATTGCTGATCGCCCAGGCGAAGCGTCCAAGCTCAGGCATGTCGAACACGCTGCCGATGATCCATTCCGCATCCGGGACGATCATCTTTCCGATGCGCGCGTATTCCGGGTTCAACTCCACGCACACCAGCGACCCGACGTTCTGCTCTACGGCGTAGGAAAGCGACCCAATGCCGGCGCACAAGTCAATGCAACGGGACTTGTACGCGCTACCACCATCCACCTCGATAGCGAAGTCACGCGCCAAGCTGCGCGGGGTAAAGAACGCGCCGGCCGATGAATTGATGTGCGTTGCGCCTTCGTGGAAGTTGTCCAGGATGAACTCGCGTTCGTCGTCCTTAAGGCGGCGCCCACAGTCGACTAGCGCCATAACTTCCTTGTGCGCCTTGATCTGCGGCTTAGTGAGCTTCACGCCGCCTCCCTCAGCGCAGCCTTGCGCGCGTCCAGTTCGGCGCACAGTTGCGCCATTAGGGCCTTCTCTTCGGCGCGGTGGGCGGCGCGCGTGGCGGCTCGGCCGCGATGCTCTTGCACGGGCGCGAGAAGTTCGGCCCAGGTCGTGGCACCTTGTTTCAGGCGCGCTTGAAACGTCGTGATGCCGCCCGCGAACCCTCGCCCTTTGGCGGTAGAAAAAAGAGCATGAAGCGTCGCGTAACGCTCCCCTTCGATCGCGATGCAGATAGGCGGCTTCATGCCGCACTCCGCAAACCGTTGCGCGCAAGCTTGTTCTGGATGTCCTGCAGCGCCTTCACCGATGCGATGAACTCGCGCTGCAACTGCGCGGCTTCGTCCTCGGGCGCGATTGGCTGGGGCGGCGCATAGCCGGCGTCCTGCGCTTCGAACGCGGCCAGGATGTGGCAGCCAGCCGCGCGAGCGCGCCGACGAATGAAAGCCAACTGGTCGGGGTCGAGCCGGTCACGCTTCGACGTGTTCAAGCAGTCGGCCAGCCACTTGCCCGCATCAACTGCAGACTTCTCGGGCTTCAGGTCGGCGCCCACTGCTTTCATGCCGCCGAGCGCGTTGACGGTGGCGCGAATGGCTTCGTTCAAGTCGTCCACAAACATGGGAATCTGTGCCTCGTCCATCATGGGAACCCCCTGCGGTTCCGCCTCGTTCCGTTCGCTGGGTACAGCGGCGGACAGGCTCATTCGGTTATAAAAAAAGTCCCGCAACCCGTAGGCGCGAGACCTTGAATTCACGCCGCTTTCTTTTTCTCTGCCGCGACGTCCCGCAGCGGACGCACCCACACGAGCACGCTGGCGTCGAGCGAGGGATCGGCTTCGGCCATGCGTTGCGCGAGCTTGTGACCGATGCCGCGCTGGCCGTTGTGGACCGCCGCGAGCGTTGGATAGGGCACGCCCAGGTGCTCGGCGACAGCCGCCAGCCCCCCGCGCTTTGCCACGTAGTTTTCGAAGTAGGTGCGCGGTTCCATGAATAGCCTATGCGTTTCGCGTTATTCGGGAGTATGCGATTCGCGTAACACCAATGCAAGCCCGCGCCGTACGCTCCGGCCCACTTCCAAAGCAAGGCGCCACGCGGTGTCTCATCCTATGAGCAAGTTCTCCGACAATCTCACGGCGCAGCGAGACAAGCTGGGAATGACAGTCCAGGACGCTACCGACGAGCTAAACCGCCGTGGCATAGCTGTTGCTTATTCGACGGTGGCCGGATGGTTCAACGGCAGTCGGGGGGAGAGGTGGAAAGTGGATGAGTTGATGGCGTTGATGGACGTGCTGCAGACGAGCGTGCAGGCGATGCAAGGGGATGAGGTGGAATTGGTCGAGGATCCGGTGCCAGCGGCAACGGCTCGCGCGATGAAGAGCCTGACTGCGGAGCAGCAGCAGGCGATCTTGGCGATGGTCACTTCGATGGGGAACAAATCATGAAGAGCATATGGATGTTGGCAGCCCTACTGCCTGCGATAGCGTTCGGCCAGGAGGCGCCCGTCTGCCACTGTCAGGCGCAATGCGATGCGATGTGGGCGCAGGCCACAAAGGACGTGGAGAACGCCAGCGGCATGCGTTTGCGGATCGCCACGAATACGTTGCTTGAGACCTATGTCTCCAATCGCGCCGACCTGCAGACGGGCACGGTCACAAAGACGCCGTCCGCGGATGGCGGTTACACGATCGAGCTGACGCTTGAGCCGTGGTATCGCGGGCAGAAGGACGTGCAGGACGTCATCCGAACCAATGTGGCGCTATTCAACAAGCACATGGCAAAGGCTGGCGCGACCGTCACTTGCCCCTAAAGGCGAGGCATCTGTGACCGAAGCCGCCGCAGGGCGGCTTTTTTGTGCCTGTAGCTCAGAAAGCTGAATATTTCCTAAACGGCTACGCGCTCCGCATATCTTTTTCGCATCAACTACGCAAAATGCGTTGACACGGATTTACGCGAAGTGCATAGTTCATCCCACGCCGCCCGAGGGGCCTGGCGATGGGAGTCGAAGATGGACAAGCGCAGCAAGGATCCGATGTTCACGCCGCAGGGCTTGGCGATGATCGCCGCTCTACTGGTCATGCTTGCTTGGGTGCTGGCATGAGCGGGCCGGTGGATGTGCTGGCGCTGATGCGGGTTATTCAGACTGCATCGACCGGATCAATTGCAAGCCGTGCGCGCTTCCGGCCGCGTGAGTATGACGGGAAGCTCGTGCTGCATAAGTCGCCGACAACCGCCGCCGTGCTGCGCGCCATGCGGGCAGAAGAGCGTGCCGGGCACGTTCGGTGCATCGGTACGCACGCGCAGCTCCACCCGGACTCGTGGCGCTGCAGCGCTGCTGGCGCCAAGGAACTGTACTGGACGGTAACGGACGCGGGCCGCGCCGCCCTCGCCAACGTCCGGGGCACGTCATGAGCGCCCGCCCCTCCGAAATCCGCACGTATCACGACATTCAGGCGCAAGCCGATCTTGAGCACATGCTCGCTCGCCGACGTGCCGCAGAGATTGCACGCGCCGCTCGCTTCGCCAAGCCGGATTCCGAGAACTTCTCCGACGACACCGACTCACCCCTGCCCGCGATGTTGCTGTGGGCGGCCCTCTCCCTTCTCGTATGGGGGCTCTTCGGCTGGGCCGTCGTCTCGGTAGTTCGCGCACTCATGAGGGCTGCCGCATGAGCCTGCACATCATCAACTGGTCACGCAACAACATCGGCGGCATGCAGACCGGTAACGACACCGCCGACAGCTTCGAGGAAGCGTGCGAGATCGCACAAGCGCGTGTGCGCGGTGCCGGCCTTCCGGCCACGGCCGCAGTGATCGAATCCACCTCGCGCAAGACGTGCCGCACGTACATCAAGGACTTCGACGCGCGGGTGACGTACATCGATCCGTTGCATCCGGTGATGGCCGAAGTGCTGACGCCGTTCTTTCCGAGTCTTGCCGCATGAGTACTTTTCGCATCGTGACCATCGTCGCCGGCACTGCCGCGAACGACGAAACCCCGCCGCCGGTTGTGAGTGCTGCGGCATGACGCGGGCGGAGTGGGGAGAGTTTGCCGCCTTTCTGATTCGCATTGACCTAATCGTGCTGACCCTTGTGTTGCTGGCGCACTTCAACGGAGTAATCAAATGAATATCCTCTCGTACCACAACGACCCCGCCGTCAAGGCGTACCACGTCGCGCAGGCCAAGCATCATCTGGCCGCGGACATGCTTCTTTCCGGTACCTACGCCGAGGGCGATGGCGCAGATTTTCGCGGCTGCAGCATCGGCTGCATGGCGCACGACATCGACCCCACTCGCGACGACTATCACGCGCTCGTAGCCGAGCATGCGGGCTGGCCGGAATGGCTGGCGCGTCTCAACGACACCATTTTCGAAGGCTTGCCGAAAGGCGAACGCGAGCGCTTCCACGTCACCAACCTGGAGCCCGTGCGTCATCAGCTTGCCCTGCGCCGCATCGACCGCCTGATTGCTTTGCAGACAGGAAATGTCGGAAAGCATGGCGAAGCGATCGATGCAGTAATCACGCGGACGCTCGCCGCTCTGCAGCAAGTCCGCCGATGCCACGAGGCCGAAATTGGCGGGAATGTTTGCGAGATTTCGGAGTCGGCGGCGTGGTCGGCGGCGTGGTCGGCTTACAAGCAAGAGGCCGCTGATCTTCTCGCCTTGCTGAGCGAGGCCACACCATGAACCCCATCGACGAAGCCGCCGCGGTACTGACCCTTGCGCGTATGAACGCCAAGCGCGCGAAGGAAGCCGAGGACGCCGCGTTCGCTGAGCTGGTCGCGCTGCTGCCCAAGCAGGACGAAGGAACCGTGAAGCTGACCGGCGAGAGCTACAAGGTCGCGATCGAATACGGCATGAACCGCACGATCGACGCCGCTGCACTGGCGGCCATCAAGGATAGCGTGCCGGTGGCGCTGTTCGAACAGGCGATCGACTACGCGCCGAAGCTCAAGCTGCCGGGCCTGCGCTATCTGCAGGCGAACGAACCCGACGCTTACGCCCTGCTCGCCCAAGCGATCACAGCGCGGCCGGCGAAGCCTTCGGTGCGTATCGAGGCGATCGAGCAGATGCAGGAGGCGGCATGATGGACGCGAAGTTTACGCCGGGTCCGTGGGTGGTCGATCCGAATGCGTTGCACGACGTGCGGGCCGCGGATGGGAAAGATGTGGCTATTGCCATCTGCAAGCAGATGAGCGTTCTGCACATAAATCCCGAGACGGTATCTCCCGAGACGCGCGACACGGCCATTGCCAATGCCCGCTTGATCGCCGCCGCGCCCGAGTTGCTGAAAGCGTTGCAGGTTCTTGCCGAAGAGGCTGACAACTTCAACGTTTCCGGCGTGTATTTCAACGAGAAATGCATGGGCCATCGCGGCCTCGCACTCGCTGCTGCCGCCATCGCCGCCGCAACCGGAGCCCCCTAAATGGACGCCCAAGAACTCGGCACCCGCTCCGCTATCCCGATCACCCTGGCCGAACACACCATCAGTTCGTCCGGCCTGACCAAGCGCGAGGCCGCTGCCTTCGTCGCCATGCACGCGATGCTTGGCGCCGGCGCGGCTGACCTCGACGACGTGCCCGAAGTGGCGGTGGCGTATGCCGATCGCCTGATGACTGAACTGGCAAAGGAGCCAACACCGTGATGGAAGAGAAACTGCTCGGAAAAATCGCCAGCCTGCGCATCGGGAATGGTGGATATCAAGGCGCCATGTTTGGAGTGTCGGTGTCCCTGTCGATGAACGGCAGTGGCGTTGGCGACTTCAAGGGAGCGTTTGATCAGAGCATCAAGGTAACGCCGAATACGAAATGGACGGAAGCCGATCGCTCGCGCCAGTTCGATGACGTGATGCGCTGGCTGGATGACCAATGCCGCGCTGCTCATGTCGATGACGTGATGAAGCTCGTCGGCAAGCCCGTCGAAGTAACCCTTGAAGGAAACACGCTCAAGTCGTGGCGCCTTCTGATTGAAGTCCTTTAACCGGAGCCAACCCCATGAGCATTTCCCTCGCAAGTATCAGCAAGACGCAGCGCAATTCGCTGCCACCGCGAGTCGTCATCCACGGCGATGGCGGCGTTGGCAAGACCACCTTCGCGGCGGGCGCCTACAAGCCCATTTTCCTCCCGTTCGAGGATGGGCTCAGCGGCATCGAGGCCGAGGCGTTTCCCCTTCTCAAGAGCTACGCCGAAGCGATGGAAGCCATCACGACGTTGGTCAAGGAAGAGCACAGCTACAGCACCGTTGTTGTGGACTCGCTCGATTGGGCCGAGCCGCTTATCTGGCAGAAAGTCGCCAAGGAAGCCGGCAAGCGTTCGATAGAGGAAATCCCGTACGGCAAGGGATATGCCGAAGCCCTGCCGCTGTGGCGCGACCTCCTGGACGGCCTGAACCATCTGCGCGAGCACAAGGGCATGGCCGTCGTGCTGATCGCACACAGCGAGATCAAGCGTTTCGAGGCACCCGACAGCGAGCCTTTTGATCGCTTCCAGATCAAATTACATCGTGGCGCAAACGCAATGGTGCGCGAGTGGGGGGACGTGATCGGATTCGCTCACCACGAGACAGCCATCAAGAAAGACACCAACGGATTCACGACGCGAGCCCGAGGTATTTCCACCGGCCGCCGCTTGCTTCGCGTTGTCGAGACCCCTGCGTGCGTCGCAAAAAACCGCTACGGCATGCAGGACACGATCGATCTTTCGTGGTCGTCGCTGATGCAGGCAATGGTGCCTGTGGCGGCTGCGGCTTAATCAACCGGCGCGTTGAATTGCGCGCTTTCAACCTATCCGTTTAACCACGAGGACCACCGCAATGGCAAACATCTCCAACATGTACAACCCGGACGCCGAAGCCGCCACCGACTTCAGCCCCATCCCGACCGGCGAATACCCGGCCGTCATCGTCGACAGCGACATGAAACCGACCAACGGCAACAACGGCCAATACCTGGAATTGGTGCACGAGATCACGGCCGGCGAGCACAAGGGTCGCAAGGTGTGGGCGAACCTGAATCTGGACAACCCGAGCGCGGCCGCTGTCGAGATCGCAAACCGCCAGATGGCATCCATCCGTGAAGCGACCGGCGTCGCCAATCCGACCGACAGCCAGCAGCTCCATTACAAGCCAATGGTGATCCGCGTCGAGTTCATTCCGGCCGGCACGGTCAAGACGAGCAAGAGCGGCAAGGTCCACGAATACAAGAAAGACACGAACGAAATCAAGGCGTGGAAGAAGGGCGACGGCGCGGCGGTGAGTCAGCCGACGCAGCAGCCCGCCGCGAATCAGGCCACCGGCTCGACCACACCGCCGTGGCAGCGCAACGCGGCCGCATAAGTTTCATGGCGTGAGTTGGGCACCAGCGCACGGAAGCGCGACTCCTTGGCTTTGCCGGCCGCCTAGACCCAACACCGGCACCAATCCACAAGGCGGGCTGCTACCCCTCAGTAGCCCGCCGCAACCTTTCGAGATACGTCATGGTCATGTTGCCCGCACAAGCCGCCAGCGATCCGACGCTCGACGCCATCAGCGCCGCAGTGCAGAACGTCAACAACTTGCAGAAGCCGCGTGCCTATCTCGGCATGTCGGCCATCGGCATGGATTGCGAGGCGTTCCTATGGCGCAACTTCCGCTGGTGCGGCCCGTCCGGCGGCGGCTTCGATGCGAAGTCGCTGATGAACTTCGAGGACGGCCACCGCACCGAGGACTTGATGGCCGCGCGGCTGCGCATGGTTCCTGGCGTAGAGCTTTACACGGTCGATCCGTCCACCGGCGAGCAATTCGGATTCAAGGATCTCGGCGGCCACTTCTGCGGGCACATCGACGGCGCGATACGCGGCATCCTGCAGGCGCCCAAGGCGTGGCATATGTGGGAGAACAAGGCCAGCGAGAAAGGCCCGGCCGAGCTCGCCAAGCTGAAAGAAAAGCACGGCGAAAAGAACGCGCTCAAGCAGTGGAACGGCACGTACCACGCGCAAGCGATCCTGTACATGCACTACGGCGCGATGGAGCGGCACTATCTGACGTGCACATCGCCTGGCGGTCGCATGCCGATCACCAGCGTGCGCACCAATGCCGACGACGCCGAAGCCGAGCGCCTGAAAGCAAAAGCCGAGCGAGTGATCTTCTCGCCCGAGCCGCTGGCGAAGATTTCCGACGATCCGGCGTTCTGGAAGTGCAAAGGCTGCGCGATGAACGCGCAATGTCACACCACGGCGTTGCCCGCCGTCTCCTGCCGCACCTGCCTGCACGCCACGCCCGAGAAAGACGGTGACGGCCGCTGGTCATGCGCGAAGTACTGGGCGGATATTCCGCTCGACGCACAGCGCAAGGGCTGCGATGGGCACCTGTACATCCCTGCCCTGCTTAAGCGCTGGGGCGAGGCGACCGACGCGTCAGCCGATGAGGGCTGGGTCGAGTACACGGCCGCTGATGGCTTCGTGTTTCGCAACGGGCCGCGCGGGGCTGGGTCGTTTGAGTCGAAGGAGTTGGCGGCGGCTTCGCCCGCTGAAATAAGAGACGAAGAATTGAACAAGGTCCGGCTCGCGTTCGCGGGGCGGTTTGTTGAGACAACTGATTTGGGGGTGGCGGCGTGAGCGAGCAGATTAAGGATGGTGAGCCGGCGGATCAGATGGCGCATATAGGTCATCTGATCGCCACGCAAGACAACCGGATCACCGACCAGCCGATCTTCATCGTGCAGCAGAAGCGCGAAACCGTGGGCCACCCTGATTACGACAACAACCGCATTGCGTGGGTGAATGACGATAACAGCGAGGCTGATGCCAGCGAGAGCGCTGAGCTAGAAGCCGCCTTTGCCGAGGAAGGAGCCGAGCCGAATGGCTGGCGCCGGCTTGCCTTGTGCTTTCACTGGGAGTTTGTGACCGCCTGTTTCACCGAGCAAGGGTGCAAGGACTACTTGGCACGCGACGGCCACAATCTGCGGGAGCCTCGCATTTACGCGGCAGGGAGTTACCGAAACGAGGAATGGCGGCAGGTTCGATCGTTCCTTCTAGAACTGGCCGCCCGCGAGCCCCAATCATGACCACCGAAACCCCCTGCGGCCGCATCGGCCTCATTACGCTCAGCGAATGCGCCGAGCGCGCCGCGGAAGCCGTCGCCAGCGCACGGGTGAAGCTGGCCGTGTGCCTTGACCCGAACGGCTTTGTTACGGTCGAGGCGATCGAGCACGCGATCTTGGTCGACCTGGTGGACGTGTATGACCGGGGCAATCAGCTCGCGCTCTGGCGCCAGATCGAAACCGACCTTGCCGCCGCCTGCAAAGAGCGCGGCATTACCGGCGGGCGCGGGCATCGGCATCGGGTGATGGGCCAGAGGCGGGCGGCGTGATGGATGCGTCTACCGTCACTGGTTCGCCATGCTCTAAGTGCAACGGCACTGTGCGCTATTCCAAAAGCCGCGCATGTGTTGCATGCGATAGGGCTAGGGCCAAGGCTCAGCGGGAAGCTAATCCAGATGGAGCGCGAGCTTATGCACGCGCATACCGCGCGGCGGGGCTTTGCGCTAAACGCCCACGTAATGACGCTGTTCGCGCGCAAGAAAACGCGCGCTATCGTGTTCGCGCCGAGAGAATTGCCGCAGAAAAAAGCGCAGTGCTTTTGGCGAACGCGGATGAAATAGCAGCGCGCAAAGAGAAGCGTAGCGAAGAGAAGGCCGAACGCAAGCGGCAGTATATGCGCCGCTGGCGTGCAGAAAATCATGTCATAGCGTCGGTGCAGAGCCGTAGCAAAAAGGCGCGCCGCCGCAACGCTCCAGGAAAACACACGGCCGCTGACGTCCTCGCCATCGGTGATCGTCAGAAGTGGCGTTGCGCTTGGTGCAAAAGGCCATGCGGAGCCGCCTATCACGTTGACCATGTGATGCCGCTGGCCCGCGGCGGCTCCAACTGGCCAAGCAATCTGTGCATTGCGTGTCCGACTTGCAACATGCGCAAGAAGGCAAAGCTTCCGCACGAGTTCGCGCAGACGATGGGGATGCTTCTGTGATCCTGCGTCCCTATCAATCTGCCAGCGTAGACGCGACGTGGGACTACATGCGCACATGCGCGGGGAACCCCGCGATCGTGATACCGACGGCCGGAGGCAAGTCCCTGATCATCGCTGAGACGGCGCGCCAGGCTGTTGAGCAATGGGGCGCGCGCGTCGGGATCGTAGCGGGCCAGAAAGAGCTGATTGCGCAGAACTTCGACAAGCTGCGCAAGCTTTTGCCAGATGCCGATTGCGGGATCTATTCGGCAAGTCTGAATCGCCGCGACCGCTTTAATCGAATCATGTTCATGCAGGTTCAGAGCGTTGCCAAGAACATGCACAACTTCGGCAAGTTCGACTTGCTTCTGTTCGATGAGTTTCACCTTGTGCCAACCAAGGGCGAAGGCCTCTACAGGACCATGATCGCCGGTGCAAAGCAGTTCAGCCCGAATTTGCGTGTGATCGGCTACAGCGCAACACCCTTCCGTCTTGGTGTCGGCCCTGTCTGCGGTCCTGAGCACATCTTCACTGACATAGCCTACGAGGCGAATATCTCCGACCTGATTGGCGATGGGTATTTGTGCCGGCTGATCACCCGAGGCGGAAGCGCTCGCGCTGACCTGTCTGGCGTCAAGATTAGCGGAGGCGAGTACGTAGAGTCGCAACTAGCCGCTGCCGTTGACAAGCATGAGCTGGTAGAGGCGGCCTGCGATGAAATGGCAGCGCATGCGGTTGACCGTCATTCGTGGATCGTGTTCGCCGTGAGTATCGAGCACGCCCAGCACGTGGCTGATGCACTGAATCGCCGCAGCATTGGCGCCGCTGTCGTCCACGGCGGTACGCCGGCTGGCGAGCGCGACCGACTCACCGCAGACTTCCAGGCTCAGCGTTTGCGCGCGCTGGTGAACGTCAACGTGTTCACCACTGGCTTCGATGCACCGAACATTGATTGTGTCGTGATGTTGCGGCCAACAAAGAGCGCTGGCCTGTACGTGCAGATGGTTGGCCGCGGCTTCCGGCTTCACGACAGCAAGCAGAACACGCTAGTCCTCGACTTCGCTGGGAACATGCTCGAATTTGGACCCGTCGACACCGTTCGCGTCAGCAAGCCAAAGAGGAAGGGCGAGGCCCGCGTCGAAACCGGCCGCGCGAAAGAGTGCCCGCAGTGCCACGCGTTGCTGGCGTTCGGCGTGCGAGTGTGCGAGTGCGGCTATTCGTTCGCGAGCTTGGATCCAGCCCACTCCGACACGCCCGTCGACGCGCCCGTGCTGTCCACTGATAAAGAGCGCGTCATCACTGAGCATCTGGTGCACAGCGTCGGTTATGCGCGCCACGACAAGCCCGGAAAAGTGCCCAGCTTGCGCGTGACGTACCAGTGCGGCCTGCGCCGTATCAGCGAGTGGGTTTGTATCGAACACGGCGGCCAGGCGCGCGCCAAAGCGCTTCGCTGGTGGCAAGCCCGCGCCGAAGGAACACCGCCGCGCACGGTCGAGGAAGCCTTGCCGCTGGCGTGGAAGCTTCCGAGCCCGATCGCGATCAGCGTCGATGAAACAGGCAAGTACCCGGAGATTGTTGGTTATGAATGGTCAGCAAGTGTGGACGCCAGCGACGCGCGATCGAGCGATAGCGGCGTTGCAGTCGATACCCGTACAGACGCCGTGCCCGTTGTGCGCGGAGTTCCTGGATGGCTTCTGCAGGCAGTGGAAGCAACCAGTACCCGAAAGCGCGCAGCGTGACGGCTGCGTTGAGTGGGTCGAGGCGATCCCGTTTTGACCACCACCACGAAGAGGATTGAGGGATGAGCAACGAGATGGACAACCCAGTGCAGAGCTATATGCCAGTCAAGCTAATGTCGTTCAAGTCTGATGAATCCGGCGATGAAGTCTGCTGCGATACGGGACTTCTCGAACTAACGGATTCGGGCAACGGATTCGTCGAAATTGGCTTCGACTACGGCGACGAGCGAATCTACCTTGGTTTCCGCCTCGGTGATTTGCTGCGCGCAGTTAAAGAGCAGGCCCAGCCATGACCGCCCTTCGCGAATGTCTGCGTAAGGCAGTGGCAGCCGTCAATGGGCCGCTGCTGACGGATAAGAGCAATGAACAGGCCGGCTGGGCTGCGGTCAGCTTTTTGCAATCGCACGGAGCTGAACTCCTTTCGATCCTCGACGCCGAGGGCGATGGCGGGGCGGCGGGTGCCCTTGGCGAGATAGCCGGCCTGATACGCGAGTGCGAACAGAACGCCGGCAAAGTGTCCGACTTCTACGCGTGGGAAATGATCGGGCGCATGTCCAAGATTCTTGAATCCACGCAGTTCCACCCCCAGCCGGCGCGATCTGGCGGGGTGAGTGATGAGCAGGTGGACTCAGCATGTAGCGCGTACATCGCCGCTGACAGATTTCTACTCGACGGCGCGGTTGATTCCATGCGCGAACCGATGCGCGCCGCCCTACTTGCCGTAGCCCACCTGTTGCCAAGTGGCGAGCGCGGAAAGGTGGATGGTGTGGTGCCATCTATCGAACGAATTGGATGGGATAAAGAATGCGACGACGTGGATCGCATCATTGAAAAGCTTGGCATGACAATCGAGCAGGCGCGCACCGAAGGTGGATGCTTGCATCTCCCGCGAATCCTAAATCACATACAGGAAACGTTTGATGCGCTGGCTTTAGCTACTGAGTTTGGCGGGCACATGAGTGACAAGTACGTTGCTGCAATACACGCCGCCAACCACCCGCCAGCACATGCGGCGCAGGTGGATGTGGGCGATGCTTACACTCGCGCAGGTCTGCGCATCAAGGAACATTTCGCCAAACACCCACCCACTGCCGAGCCAGTGGCGCAGGATGAGACGGTAGAACCGAGTTGGGTTACCACGCTACGCAAAGAGCTGTTGATGTCAAAAATGACGCACAACTTTACTCTGACGCGCGATGAGCTGATTTACTTGCTTGGAAATCATCTAGCAGTCCAGCCTCGCGCAGTGCCGGATGGGTGGGTCAATCGCGCTGCACGGTGCGCCGAAGCCATGATGAATCAGTCGGGACTGCTCGCCAACGTGCCAGCTACTCGAGACGATGAGGGAAAAGGCTTGGCGCACCTGCGATGGATGACTGAGCAACTGGCGTCGCGTTCCATCGAGAGCCCGACAAAGGCTTGCCGGTGGCTTGGCTACATCCAGGCCATGCTGATTTCTCGCGGCATGAGCACACTGGATGCCGAGAAGCGGAGAAATCTGTTGAGCGCCGCCGCCCCGTCGCCGGGAGAGTCGCAGGCATGACCCTGCCTCAGGTAATACAGGATGCGCTTGGACGCGTCCAGATAATTGCTGATACCGAGTCCGAATGGGCCGATATAGCTATTGAGGACTGGCAAACCATCCGCGCCGAACTCCACCGCCTGACCGAAATAGCCGAGGGTGTCGAGCCACTGGTTATCAGGCTTGGGGAGGTGACCGAGGCATTCCAGCGCTCTGACGAGCAGGCGGAACGGCTTGGA